CCACCTCTACCGTTCCGACCTCGGCGGCATGGTCGATGTTCCGTCGTCCTACCGCGGCCTGAGCACGGACACCAAGTATCTCCCCACCACCACCGCAGCCCGCTACCTCCCCCGCTTCGGAGATCACGTTTACAACGGCTCGTCGTTCGTGGCGAGGGGGGCGCTGATCGAGCGGGAGGCGAGGACGAATCTGATTACGCATTCCGCCCCGGATTCAAACTGGTCCGAGGACGAAGTAACTCTGACAGAGAACAACGAGACAGGCGTAGATGGCAATATGTCTGCAAGCACCATTACCGAAAGCACAGCGACAGTAGGGCATTCGTCAAGCCTTACGGGGCTGACGTTCTCCACTGGAAACTCTGTCGTGTGGGCGTTGGTAAAAGTGAACGCGGGCAGCAGGTTATTTCAGTTGCGTCCACAAGGTGTGGGAGCTGGCGTTGCGTGGGCAAACTATGACTTGTCGGGATCAGGCGCAGTAGATAGCTCCGGGGGCACCGAACTTGTCCAAGCCGGAATAGTCCAGTGGTCTTCGGATTACTACCTCTGCTGGGTTTCGGCCAACTATTCATCGGCGCCGACAGGAGTGCAGGCTGTTATCTCAAATGCATCGTCGGAGCGCCCTTCCTACGCAGGAGACGGCACATCGGGTTTCGACGTAGCGCATGTTCAAGCTGAGGCGGGGCTTCTCCCGTCGAGCCCCATCATCACCAACGGCTCCTCCGTCGCCCGCACCGCCGACAACGCTCTGACCATCGCCGCCGCCGATGCGCCCTACAGCGCCTCCGGCCTGTCGCTGGCGGTGATCGGGGATGTGACGTATGCGGATGAAAATGCCGCGACTCAGCAAATGTTGTCAGAAAGGGTCGCAAATGCTGACAACTACGTGCGCTTGCGGCTGAGTACAGATGCAGGGACAGGCGAGTTAGAAGCATTCATGCGTGCGACTGGCGGCGTACCTGTTTCAAACGGAACAACTAGCCAATACGCACCCGGCGTCAACGTGACGCTTGGCGGCGCGGCTCGCTGGATTGATTCAGGTGGCGAGGTGCAAGTTGCGGGTAGCGGAACTGCGGGGACGGCAACGACCGGCGGAGCCGGCCTGCCGGACCTCTCCGCCACCGACCTCGACATCGCCTCTACCGACTTCATGGGCCACATCGCCCGAGTCGTCGCGTGGGCCGAGGACATCGAGGAAGCAGGCATCGAGGAGGCAAGCGCATGAGCCTCCTGATCCCCAGCCTAACCGACCCCGAAGTGATGGTCGAGGTCCCGGCACGCATGAACGGCGGCCGGGTTGAACTCGCTACGAGAGCCGACACCAAGGCCGACGCCGACGCCGCTGCCGTGGGTGCCAAGCTCATGATCGAGCGTACCCGCGAGGACGGCAGCACCTACCTCGTGGAGCCCGTGAGTGTGTCGCGCGTGGAGGTCGGGCCGGTGACGATCACGCGAGGCGCCTCGGCGCTGGTCGCGACCCTGAGCGGCACCGTCAGCATCTACGGTCCGTTCGATGAACTCGCCCGCGTCACGGATGGCGAGTTCGTCCAGTACGTCGAGCGCGACTACCTCATCGGGCAGGCGTGGGCCGTGGTAGACGGCGCGACCGTGGCCGAAGGCGACACGCTGGCCGCTGCCGTCGCCCCCGTCACCGACTCTCGCCACCACGACAACTGGCGCCTTCTCCCCACCGTGATGCACGAGTCCGGCCGCCCGCTGTGGGAGGTCACGGTGCTTCAGTGGGTCGAGAACGGCTCGCCGCTACCGCAGAAGAACGCCAGCGAGGACGGGGTGCGCTACGGCAGCGTCGAACTGATCGACCCGGGCAGCATCGTCAGCCCGAGCGTGGTGGTGCAGTGAGGGTGCCCGCCGTCCTGAGCGACCTGTACCGCGACGACGGCCCGGAATATGTCATTTCATCCCTGTTTGTTTCCGGGTTTGCTGACTACGACCGACAACAAATCCACGCAGTAGCGCCCGACTCTCCATCCGACGCCTATGCCTTCTGTGTTATCGGGCACGAGGTCTATCATATTGCCGAGGGGCTTTTCCACGACGGCCCCGACTCGTCCTGCGATGATTATCTGCCGGAGCCGGACTAATGTCCCGCCGAACCAACCGCAACCGCAGTCAGCGACCGCAGGCCGAAAGCGTCGATAAGGCGCTCTCTCGCTCCGAGGCGACGCAGGAAGTCGGCGTCTCCGGCGCTAATATCTCGATGGGGATGGTCTGGGACGAGTTCCTGCCGGAGCTTCGCGGGCAGCGGGGTATCCGCAAGCTCCGCGAGATGCGCGAGAATGACGCGATCATCGGTGCGGTTATGCACGCGATGGAAATGCTCCTGCGCGGCGTCGAGTGGCGCGTGGAGGCTGCGGACGACACCCCGCAGGCCGATGCTGAGCGCCAGTTCGTCGAGTCCCTTCTGGACGACATGAGTCACACATGGGACGACTTCATCTCTGAGGTGCTGTCGTTCCTCGTCTACGGCTGGGCTGCCTTCGAGACGGTGTTCAAGGTTCGCGGCGGCCCGGACCAAAATAACCCGATGCGTCGCAGCAAGTTTGATGACGGCCGCATCGGTATCCGCAAGATCGCGCCGCGCGCACAGACCACGCTTGATCGCTGGGTGTTTGACGAGGACGGCGGCGTGCAGGCGATGGTGCAGGCGCCTCCGAGCCAAGCGGGCACGATCACCATCCCGATTGACAAGCTGCTTCTGTTCCGCACAACGACGGCGAATAACTCCCCGGTCGGGCGCTCCGTGCTTCGCTCGGCTTACCGCTCGTGGTGGTACGCGACCAACGTCGAGAACATCGAGGCGATCGCGATCGAGCGGGAGCTTAATGGCCTGCCGGTCGCTTATATCCCGTCCGATGTGCTGACGGCGACGACCGGGGCGAACTCGCAGGTCCGGGCAAAGTACGAGCGCATCCTTCGCGACGTGAAGTTCAACGAACAAGGCTTCATGATGCTGCCGTCTGATATGTGGCCGGACAAGGACGGCAACCCGAGCAGCCAGCCGCTTGTGAAGTTCGATCTTGTCGCGTCTCAGGGCACGCGCAACATCGAGACCAGCCCGGTGATCACGCGATACCGCCAGGACATGGCCCGCACCGTACTCGCGGACTTCGTGATGCTCGGAGCCTCGGACAAGGGGTCGTTCGCGCTATCGAAGGACAAGTCGGACCTGTTCGGCAAGTCGCTGCAAGGCTACCTGTCAAACATTGCGGCGGTGATCAACCGGCATCTTCTCCCGAGGGTGTGGCGCCTGAATGGCCTTGACCGCAACCTGATGCCGCAGATCGTCCCGGGCGAAGTCATGCCGCCGAACCTTTCTGAGCTTGGCGATTACGTCTCCAAGGTCGCGGGCGCCGGCTTCCCGCTATTCCCCGATGACGACATCGAGCGGGCTCTCCTCGACGCCGCAGACCTTCCCTCGGATCAGCGCATGGACCCGGATATGCTGGGCCGCGCCGCTGCCACCGAGGACGCACCGGAGGAGTGATGGCCTATCCGTGGCAAGTATCATCGCTCCGCAAGCAGCTAGGGCGGGACGAGTTTCTAGATCGCATTGATGCCGTCGCGCAGACCAATGAGCGCAAGGTAAGCGATGCTTTCCTAGAGGCCGTTCGCGGCGTGCGAGACCTGGCAACGCTTGAGCAGATTGCCGAGGCGGTCGAGTCGGGTGGCGAGTCTGCGGTGCTGGCGCTATTCGAGGCCGGTAACGTGAGCAATGAACTTCAAGTGCTCGCGGCCGCCATCGGTGGCACGGTCATGGCTGGCGGGCGGCTCGCCGCCGAAGCACAACCGGCGGTGACGGGGCCTCGTGGCGGGCGCGTGTCGTTCGTGTTCAACCAGGCGAATCCCCGTCTCGCCGGCTATGCCGAACGCCAGACGACGCAACGGGTGCGCGAGATTACCGAAGACGTGCGCGGCGTGATGCGTGACGTGATCCGAGACGAGGCCGTCGCGGGCCGCAACCCTCGGCAGACCGCGCGCAGGCTTCGAGACAGCATCGGGCTGACTCGGCGGCAGGAGCGGGCGGTGGCGAATTATCGCGCCGCACTGGAGAACCGCGACCGAGCGGCACTAGAGCGCGCGCTTAGGGACAAGCGGTTTGACTCCACGGTGCGCCGTGCGATCGCCGCCGATCGCCCGCTCTCCGAAGACCAGATTGACCGCATGGTCTCGCGCTACCGCGAGCGATACGTCAAGTATCGGTCGGAGGTCATCGCGCGGACCGAGACGATCCGGGCTCTCTCGGGCGCGAATCAGGAGTTCCTTCAAGGCTACGTCGATTCCGGCGAGATTGATCCGCGTCAGGTGCGTCGCTTCTGGCACTACACCTTTGACGAACGCACGCGCGCCGAGCACCGGCAGATTCCGGGAATGAACCCGGACGGCGTTGGACTGAACGAGCCATTCGCGACGCCGTTGGGGCCGCTGATGTTTCCGGGTGATCCGAGTGGGGCGACTGCAAATGTTGTTCAGTGCCGCTGCGCCGTGTTCCAGCGCGTCGTCTCCGCCGAACTTCTCGGCCTTGTTCC